TTTGTGCTTCCTATGCCCACAGTCCAAACACCCGCACTGCACTGATAACTGTCTAATTTTAAACCTTCAAAATCTACTAATAGATTTAAACCTTCTTCGCTTATTTGTGCCATAAAAACTCTTTGATAAAAGTTATACCTGTAATAGTTAATATAAAAGCACCTATTCTTATTGCCCAATTTATGCCAGTGTTATAATCTCGCACCTCTTGCACTCTTGTATCAGTTTCTTCTAAAGCACCTTCGATTGTTTCTAATCTTTGAAGGATTCCATTTCTATTTAATTTTGAACCTGTAATAGCTTGGCTAATCATTTCCACATTAATAGACAAAGCCTTTAGCTGGTCGTTTATTTCTTTAAGTTCGTTCATTATTCATTATCCCCTTCTTGTGAATTACTTGTTGTACTTCCTGGCGTTCCTTGACCTGCATTCATATCATCATCAGTTGTTGACCAAGTTCTAAACCCTGTTTCTAATTTATCAGTTTGGCTTTGATGTGTTGTGATGTTTGTTTTATTTGATACATAATCAAAAGATGCCTCGTGCATAAAGTGTTGCCCTTGAGCCAAAGCAATATTAAATACTTCTCCAAAGTTTATATCCTTACCATAAACATTACCTGTAAATTTCTGCCAAGTAGATTGATAAAATGATAAAACCGACCTTGTAATACATTCTTGTAATGGTCTTGGTGTATTATCTTCAGTTACAACTTCCCAATTTCTAAACCATTTAGTTGAGTTTTGAATAAGATTAAATTCAGGCTCTGTATATCCAATAAAATCTTCAATTACTTGAGATTCGTAAATATCTCTAATACCACCGTGATACTGACCTTTATCTATTTTATAAGTGTTTGAAAATGGCTTAACCATTGTACTGCTATTAGGTACATTAGTAGCATTGTAAATAAAGCCTTTTGTATTTTGGTAGTTTTGTGGAATAATACTTATCTTAATGTCATCGAAATAAGTAGTATGGACTACATCAATGTTTGTACTATATTGTGTTCTTAAAACAAAAGTACCGTAGTTATTCATTACATAACCAGTATCTAAAGAGTTTCTATCATAAGTAGATAATAGTTTAAACTTTGACCAATTATCTTCATCAGTCATCTTAATTTGAATAAATTTACTACCATCCCAATCAGGACTTTGAATAAGATTTGTAAAATTACCATTACTTTCCAAGTATCTAATTTTAGAAGTTCCACCTGGATTAGGTGTACCATCAAGAGATTTAGCAAAAGCAACTATAACCGAATCAGTAGGATTATGTGAACCATCAAAGAAAACCGAACACTCTATTTTAACTGCAAAATAATTTATAAAAGTAGCATCGTTTGAAATCCTAAATACATTATATAAACCTCTATCTTCGTTTGGATTTACTGGAACTTGTGAATGTTCATTTTCAGTAACCGCTAAAATTCTATTATCAAACGGTCTATTTTGACCTGTTGCATTTAAGAAATTATAACCACCAAAAGAAACCCAGTTAGTAGGGTCTGCATTAACATTATCATAATCTTTAAAGAATCCGTAGTTATTAAGTAAGTTTCTTTCGTAGTATGGGTATTTATATTGAACATTTGTCAATCGTTTATTAAGGCTTACTAATTGATTTACATCCGACCAAATAACCACTCCTTCTTTACCAATAGATGAATAGAAATCAAAAGGAAAAGAGTCTATATAAGTACCATTAATATCATAAATTAATCCATTTTGAAACTTTTTTGTAACCGATACATTATCTATTAAAAGATAACCTGTTGAATCATCGTTATTATTATAAAAATTAAAATCAAATGTACCTGCACTTGCAGTATAAAGAAATTCATAATAAACCCAGTCATCAGTAGTAACTTGACTTAATACTTCAACACCATTTATTTCAATCCTTGCAACTGCTTTTGGAGAACTACCAGCATCAAAATTCTTTGCCCAAAAAGAAACAATATATACACCAGCAGCAAAACTTAATTGTTGATAAATATAAGCAATATTATCTCCAAATATTTTAGGACATTGACTACCGTTTAATCCGCCTGTTAAACTATTTAAAACATTCCCATCATTATACCAATATTCGTAAAGTTGCGGAGCAGTACCATCAATTTCAAAACCACCATCTACTACTAAATCATTTATTGCGACATCGTTTACACTAATAATATACCAAGTAGCATCTTTATTAGATAGGTATAACATACAACCTAAAGACTCCATTAAAGATGTTAAAAGATAATAGCAATCCTTTGGCTCAAAAGTAGACCAATCTACCGAAGAATATTCCGATAGCTTTAAGTTTACTGTATTAACAAGAGTGCTATCTATTTGAAATTCACTATAAAAAGCAACATTTAATTCAGTACCAGTCTTTTTTAATAACCTACAAACAAAATCACTAATACTTATACCAGCATCTACATTTGTATCATCATATAAAGCGTAATAATCTTCTCTTGTATATTTAACATCCTTTAACACCGCAAGGTTATCCGTAGCCGTTAGCTGAAGAAAATATTGCTCTTGCCATTCGTATTGAATAACATCGGGCAAAAGAAAACCTCGCCATTTTAAAACTTCAGTTGTACCATCAGTTTCATAAAAACTTAACCTTAAAGAATATTCATCGTTATCAAAGAAAAAATCAGAAGGTTGAACTTCAGAATTTACAGGAATAAAACATTTAATATCCGCAAAAGAAGAACGAATAGGAGCAAATATATTGTCTTTAGTAGCTTTATATTTTAATACAAAAGGAGAATCTTGCGCTGGAATTAAATCTATAATAGGGTAATCAATAACAGTAGCATCGTATTTCTCAAACTTAACTTGGTAATACAAATTAGTTCCGACCTGGTCTAATCCTTTAAATTCAAGATTATAAATATGATTATAAGCCATTATATTACCCTCGTATTTTTAATTGCAGTATTGTCTAATAATAATCTCATTTTATCTCCCATTATATCAATTTGATAATTACCTTCACCTGTTGAATTAGAAGGCATAGCTACTCTACCTTCAGTATTTACTCCCAAAACACTACCAAACAAAGTACCAAAGTTAGTAACACCCTTCATTCCAAACATTTTAGCACCTGCTGCAATACCACCACCAAAAGCTGATAATACTGCTGCAAGTAATACTGCAATTACAAGTGCTGAAACTAATTTAGCTATCATTGATTTCATCATTGCAAAAAATATTTCCTTAAAGTTTTGAGTAAAGTTTTGACCTGTAAATAATGCTTGTTCAAATGCGTATTGAGTACCTGCTACAAATGTAGCAAAAGTAGACTGCCAAATTGAAGTAAATGCTTGAGCATTAGTATATGTAACTGCAGTTAATCCTGCTAAGTTATCTTGCAACCTTTTAATCATATTGGCATAAGCGGTTATTTGTTCCGTATCCCAAGTAGTTGCTTGTAAAAGTTGTATTCTTTCTATTTCTTGTTGGTATCTTTGTAGTTCTCCTGCTGGAGGTGCTTTTAACGCATCTTCTAAAGCAGTTTTTTTACCACCTAATTTAACTAATTGTGCGTTTATTTCTTCTAACCTTTTACTTGAAATAGGTAGTTTAGATGCTTCATCATTTAAAGCAGCAATTTGGGCATTTATTCCTATTAATGAATTAGGGTCTACACCTTCAGCATAAAATTTAAGTTGTTTTAATTGTTCAACTAACTTATCAAGTTCTACTTGTTTAGATATTAATTGTTGTCCTTTAGGTATTAAATCTAATTCAGTTTTAACCTTTTTAATTTCATCAGCTAAACCCTTAAATGTATTTAAATCATTAGGAGCAATTATTTCTCCAGGAACTATTAAATCATTTATTAACTTAAGTCTTTTATATAATCCAGTTAAACCATTATCAAGAGTTTTAGCAACTGCACTATTTTTACCATAAACCTTTTCAGATAATACTAATAAATGTACATTTTGCTCAATAGCAGCGTTTACTAAACCTTGTTGTAATATTAACTCTTTTTGGTCTGCTTTTGGATTTATTGGTGTTGAATTAACTTTTCTAACTATATCTAAATAAGATTGCATCTTATCTTCAATTTCAATTAGAAACATTGATTTACCAGGGTTTTTAAGACTAAGAATTAATAACTCAAGACCATTTAAAGCTCTATTAGCACCATCAACAATTAATTTAAAAAACTTACCTACATTACCATTATCAACTGCTTGAGTAAATGTATTATTTAATCTTTGTACACTTGCTTGTAATGTATCTACTTTACCAGTTATTTTACTACCGTAAGCAATTTCCAATTGTTCAGCTAATTTAACAACTCCAGCAGTAGTTATTTGACCTTGCTCAAGCATTTTATTTAATGCTTTTGTATTAACGCCCAATCCTGCAGCCATTAAAGCTACCGCACCTGGTAATCTTTCTCCTAATTGTTGTCTTAATTCTTCAGCTTGCACACTACCTTTTGAGAACATTTGACCTAAAGCACTCAAAGCACCTTTTACATCTTCAGAAGATAGTTTTAAAGTTGCTGCTGCTCTTGTAACTGAATTAAATATTTTATCAGTATCGCCTAAAGTTTGATTGGATGTTAATGCTGCTGCTGCAAAACTCTTATACGAAGTTGCAAGGTCTAAAAAATTTAAACCTAAATAATCGGCAGTTTGAGAAATTTCTTGTAATTTTGCATCGGCTAATTCAGTAGAACCTAAAACCGCATTTAAAGAAGATTTAACGGCATCTAATCTTAAAGCTTGGTTGAATGACCTACCTACTAATTGTGCTGCTGCTTGAAGACTTATATAACCTACTATTAGATTCTTTACAGAACCTGCAAGCTGATTCATTGGGTTAATAGGTTGTTTTAAGGTATCAGAGGATGTTTGAGTGAATTTAGAAATTGCATCAGTAGCCTGTTGTAATTGTGTTTTAAACCCTTGTATCTCTGCTCGTAGTTGGACTACTATTTCTTCATTAGCCATTGTTTACCTTTTTAAGTAATTCTTCCTTTTCTTCTTTAGTTGGTAGTTTTGCTGGTTTCTTTTGAAGAATCCTATACTTGTCAATCCACAATGGTATAATGTCTTTTGGTTTCTTTTGGTTTTTCTTTTCTACTTGAGTGTTTAAAATGTAACTCATTAACACTCTTGTTCTATCCCATTCGTTTGCTTCCTTTGTAGAAATATGTATAACATACCTTATGTAATCCATAAGAGTCATTTCCCAAAATTCACTTGGTTTTAAACCTAAATTAGTAACTGCGTTATCTAATAAGTTCTCCCAAGTTAGCTTTTTTTTTCGCCATTAGAATCCTCTGCACTCATTGCTTTCATAGCATCAACCATTTGTTCGGTCATCACTACTACACAAGCCATAAACTCTCTAATAACCTTTAATTGGTCTACATAGTTAATAGAATCAGCCCAAGATTGAACATCTTCAATAGTAAAATCTACTACTTTTTTATTTGCTCTACAAGCACCAAACAAACCACAGTAAACTATATCAGCTATCATATCAAGCTGGGTATAATCTTCTGTGATTTCTTTAACTGTACCTATATCAGCACCTGTAACTTTTGTATATTGCTCTAAAGAGTAATTACCAAATTTCAATTGCTTCACTTCTCCATTGAGAGTAACTTCTATTATTCCTGTCATAGTTGTGTTTGTTTGGTATTAGTCA